TTCTTGGAACTGGTGGTGGAAGTATGACCTATAGAGGAGGTACTGGTGGTAATACTTACATGAATAATAGATCATCTGGAACTGGTGGATATGGTACTGGTGGATATGGTACTGGTGGATGGCCGTTTGGTGGTAAGAAAGATGGTAAGAATATTATTGACAAAATGAAATATGATCCTGCTCATCCTGATGGAACTGGTCAACTTAATCCACATCCACCTGGTTCAATGCTTTATAATATTTTTGAAAAACATAGGTCATATGATGAACTAGATATGTTGGGATCTATCAATTCTGGAGGAGACAGTCAGTTCTTTGCTAAGAATGTTACCTATGATAATGCATTTGATTACAATAAATTTAATTCACCTGAATACGGATTAAAAACTTCTAATGTAGCATATAATATGTCAATGCAAGACGAAGTTGATGGTATTGTTGATGGATTGTCTGAACCAGAAAGTCAGATAATTATGAATAATCAAACTGCTAGTAATAATGCTGATAATCAAATAGAGTATTCTGCTATTCAGGTGAGGGGAAATCCTTTGAAAAAAGGAACATATGTATCACCATACTCAGTATAGTTAAATGTCAGATAAGAATTACGCAACTAGTTTTGATATCATACAGATTGCTTTGTATGCAGTTGTAGATGATACTAAAGCATATGCCAACCTTTCAGGTGATATGTGTAAACAGTTTCAGTATTATGAAGACATTATGTGGCCATCATATGCTGCTACTATGGTAATAGAAGACAGTGCAGAGAATATTATTTCTACTATGCCTATTCAGGGATTTGAAAAAGTTGTTGTTGAAGTTGATGATTTAACTGAAACCTCTGGTGAAAATAATGGTAGATACACATATGAGTTTCGTGTCTGGAATATTTCTAACAGAATTAATATATCAAGAAGACAGGTATATACATTATCTTTATTATCTCGTGAGGGATTGCGTAATGAAGGGATTGTTGTTAATAAAAAATTATCTGGTACTACATCTGGAATAGCAAAAAAAATTCTGGGCGAGTATTTACAAGTTCCTTCTACGGATATGGATATAGAAGCGTCTACAACAAATATGGTCATACTACCCACAAAAAAATCTCCATATACTGTAATAAAATCACTTCTACCAAAAACTATATCAGAAAAAATTTCTAAAAATATAGATACTGCTGATAACAATGAATTATCTGATAATAAAAGTGATGTTTCAGATCCAGAAGCATCAAAAGGAACTGGCACAGCTGGATATTTATTTTTTCAGACCAATAGAGGATTTGTTTTTAAATCAATTGATAGTTTAATTTCTACCGATAAAGATAAGTTTAATGGAAACCCAGTTGTAGGAGATCCATTTTATTGGCAACCTGCAAAATTAAATAATCCTTCTCTAAACAGAATACAAGAAATTGTATTTGGTCAAGAATTTGACATGATCAAAAAATTGAGAGAAGGACATTTCTCATCAGTCATATGCTCTCTCAATATAAATACACTAACTTACAGGGAGCAAAAATATTCTCTTGCGAATACATGGAATGACATGGCACATTTAGGTAGTCAAACAAAACTACCAAAGGGTCAAAGTCAATTATCAGAATATCCAACGAGAGTTATGTCAACCATTCTTGATAATGAGGTCTGGAATCCAGATCCTAAAATTGCTTCGGTTGACGATGGAGGGGATGGTAGTCATCCCTATCAAGATTTACAAATGCATTATCTGTCTCAGGGTCTTGCAAGAGCAGGTTTATTGTTTAATCAACAATTAACCATATCTTTAACAGGACATCTTGAGTTATGTGCAGGTGATAAAATTGAAATTAAAATTCCTGATCAATCAGCTGAAGTTGCAAAGGAAACTGCTTATGATCCAGAACACAGTGGTACATACCTAATTAAACAAGTAAATCATCAATTCAACATGGGTGATAGCAGAACGGTATATACTGTGTTAGACTTGGTAAGAGATTCTCAAGGAATCAAAGATCAAGAAAGTAACGTAAAATAAGGAGAACATATGGAAAGTATAGAACAACATATAGAAAAAGATAAAAAAATAATAGACGATCCAACAGCAAATCCTGCTGCTCGTAGACATGCTAAGGAAGAACTACATGACTTAGAAGAATATGTAGAGCATCATAAAGATGAGATTAAGGCAGGAGATCACCACGATCCTAATGCTTTAGAAATATTCTGCGATTTACATCCAGATGAACCAGAGTGCCTAGTATATGACGATTGATTCTGCCCTAAACGAACTTTTTCCAATTCACCAAATAGGATCTGATGGATTCCGATGGTGGATTGGACAAGTTGAGACTACTGAAGACCCTAAAAAGTCTGGAAGATGTAAAGTAAGAATTGTAGGAATACATCCAAAGGATTGTTTTAGTGTTACTACTGATGATTTGCCTTGGGCAATTTCTACATTTCCTGTAACTACTCCACATGTAGCTGGTACTGCTACTACAGTCTCAAATCAACTTAATAAGGGAGTTTGGGTAATAGGATTTTTCCTTGATAATGATCAACAGCACCCATGTATTATTGGATCTATAGGGGGTACTGCTCATTCAACAGATAAAGAATTATCATCAGAAGATCCAACAAAAGAATGTTTAGGGTTTGAAACTTATTTACCTGATTATACTTTAGTTGCTGATTTAGCAAGTGAAGAAGGGGGTAAACTTGTAAAGCAAAAAAATACTGATGCAGGTCATTGTACAACTGGTACATGTGATGAAAATACTGATGATACTGATGAAAAAATTGAATATAAAACGAATTTACAAGAAGCTCAGGATCAAGATAATAGTGATGTAAATCCTGCTGGTACTAAAATATGTGTTGTGAGAGCAGGTACATGTGACACTGATTTAAAATCTACATTTACTAGATTATTTTCTGAAATGTTGTATGAGGTTCAGAGGAATAATGGTAAGTTAGGAACATATCTTGTAGGAGAAATGTCTGGTGGAATATATGATCAGATAGACATTGGTAGAGAGTATGTTGACAAAGCAATTCTTGTAATGAAAACATTTATTGCTAATATTAAAGGATTTGTTTTAGAAAAAATTAGAGAAGCAGTTAAGTGGATTACAAAATCTATTATAAAACCAACAATTGATGGATCTGGATTGAATAAAGCTCAAGATTTTCTTGATACACAGTTAGCAAAAGTTGGATGTACAATGGCAGATCTTGGAGATCGTCTTGCTAAGTGGTTAGAGGATATTATTTTTGGTTATCTCTTTAACATCTACAAAGAAACAGCATGTCAGATTGATGAGTTTGTACAAGGTTTGTTAAATAAAATTCAATCTTTAATGAATGATATTCTTGAAAAAATTTTAGGACCATTGCAAGATATATTAGGTGCAATTGCTGCACCTCTTAATATGATTGGTGAAGCTATCAACAAGGTATTAAATCTTCTTGGTATTCAGTGTAATGGACCTAATGAGAAATGCACACCAAAAACTAAAATTTGTAGTGATAATTCAGATGATGATCCAGATAAAGATTTTTTAGATAGATTATTAGAAGATCTTGATAAATGGGGAACTGGTCAAGATTGGGCACAGTATACTTGTACTGATGTATATGAAGGAAAGAAATTAATAGACACTGGTATTGCATTTGTTGGTGGTGTCCAAGAGGAAGAAACTAGAATTAAATATCTTATGAAAGATATTACAGTTAAGGAAGGAGAAATTGCTGTATTTACTGTTGAGAGAAGTGGATTTATTGGTGTTGCTTCTAGTGTTGAATTTAATGTAATAGATGGTAGTGCAACTAAAGTATTTGATTTTGCAGATGTTAGTGGTGTGTTGGGATTTGCACCAAATGAAAAATCTAAGACTATTGAAGTAGAGACTTACCAAGATAATGTAGATGAGTTTAAAGAGGATTTCTTCATGAGAATTGTTCCAGATACACCTAGTGATGGATCAGATTATTCTTCTTTCTTCTTTAATAATATCGCTAGATGTGTTATCACACCAATAGTTCAAGCAGTTGATCTTGGTGGTCAAGGAGATGATGGAGATATTGAAACGGGTGAATTAGAAACAGGTAACAATGATTTCCCAAATGTTAATGTTAACGATCCTAAGAACTGGGTTGATATTGTTGAACCAGATACAACAGGAGAAGCAGAAAATAATCTTTCTCCTAAATTTATAATTACTCCTGATAAGACAACAGTAAAAGAAGGAGAGTTCGTTACATTTACTATTGTTGCAACGAATGTAATAGCAGGAACACCATATGATTATTCTTTGGTTGGATCTGGTATTACACCAAGTGACTTTATATCAAATACTATGAGGGGTACTTTTATTGTAGAAGATTTTGGAGATTATAGTGCTAAGGTTGTGATAGGAATTAAAGTAGATGCTGATCTTACGGAACAAGATGAAACATTGATATTTGGAATTCCTGGTACAGGATCAACAGCAAGTGTAATAATATCTTCTGATCTTACTGGTCTTAGTGATGAGGATAGAAATAAAATACAAGATCTTGGAGAAAATGATACAGGTGATCTTGTTCTTAAATTACCAGAAGCAGGTGATGTTATAACAAATGATGATGGTGGAGTACTTGAGATCCCTATAAAAGATTCTGGTACTCGTTTTGTAGAACGACCAGCAGTTTTTATTACGGGTCAAGGTTATGGAGCAACGGGAGAAGTGTTATTAGATAATGACGGATTTGCTAAAGAAATACGTATCATTGATCCTGGATTTGGATATAAAAAGAATACACCAACAACTGCTAATAAAGAGTGTATTATTGATTCATTTACTATGATTTCACCAGGTACAGGTTACACATCAGTTCCAACAGTTTTTGTTAATAAATCAAAAGATATTGCTGAAGCACAGATTAATTCAGATGGACAGGTAATTGCTATTAGAATTAAAGATAGAACAGTTACGTTTCAGGAGTATCCAGAAATTGTTATTTCTGGTAATGGGATAGGAGCTAGATTTATACCATCATTTGCTTGTTTAGATCCTGATGCTCGTGTTACAATTGGTTCTGCTAAGGTTGGAACTGGATCTTACATTGATTGTCCATAGGAGGTATTATGACTACAACTGCTGAAAAATATAATGCTAGTAATTCATTAGTACAACCTGTTACATCTGATGAGACACAATCACCAACAGGTAATACATTTCATACTGTTTTACTTAATAGTAAAACATTTACAGTAAGAACAGATAGAAGATCAGCGTTTCTTGGAAATAAAAATCTAGGTTTTGGAATGCATATATTCCAAAATGGCAATATACAATTGCAAGCAGGTCCTAAGAAAGATGGTAATGGAAAATTTAATGTTGTTTCTAGAGGAGGTCAGATAATTAAAACTGGTCCTACTGTAATAGAAAGAACAGGATTTAAGAAGAGTTTCTTACAAAAAGATTATGATGATGAAATAATTGCAGCAGAAGAGACTAATTATGGTGATGTCGTACAAGTAACACATGGAACTCTTCGTATAAAAGCAGCTAATATTGTACTTGAAGCTGCTGATACTTTTTCTATTATATCAGGAGATCAAATAACAGTTCAATCAAAAGGAAGTATTCATCAAGACACTGGTAAGTATACATCTATATTTGATACTAAAGAAGAGGTAGGAGATAGAGCAAAGATAAAAGTTTTACAACGTGTCATGAATTCAAATGATCCTAGATCATCTGATGACATCGTTATTGCAGGGCATGTTAATCGTAGATTTGGTGGTGACTATAGAGTTGAAGCAGGTGGAATCTCTGCTACTTACATTCAAGGTAATAAAGCTCTGCCTGGTGTACCACTTGTTTTGAATAGAAGTGTTGGTTTACATATAGGACTGAACGCTCCTTCTGTAGGTTTTGGTGGTATTAGTATAAAATCTTTAACAGGTGCTGTTGATATAAATGCAGGTTCTAATATGGCATTAAATGCAGGTGCTTTGTTTAATATTACTACAGGTGGGTTTACAGATATAAAGTCTGGTGGTGATATTAGTATGAGTTCTGCAAAAGGTGTTGGTATAGCGTCAGGTGGATTGACAGTTCCTTCGGCAGCTGTTGGAGATGTTAATATAAGAGCAGCGAAGGATGTTAAAATAACAGCCACTGCTGGTGTAATAGACATGGATGCTACGATGATCTATTTAAATTAGGAAACTGTAACAAAACAGGGGGTTGACAGAACCTTAGTATACTGCTATACTAAATACCATTACAACACACAGGCCCGAAAGATCGTACCCTG